GCTTGTTTTACGTTCAGTCCTCGCATGGGCCTCTTTTCTTTCGAAAAGAGGGTGTCGTCGAAAGACGATGTTGTTTGCCATGGCTACGGATCCACGAGCTCTATTAGGAGCGATGGTGAAAAGCCTGACAGCATTCTCGCAACTGATCCTCCAAGATCTGGGGGATCGATGTCACATCAGCACCAGTCGCGACGTTAAAACCGTCGCGGCTCGAGTCGAACATGAAGGTGATGAATTTCTAACTATCACCCTCGCACAGTTTGGGAAGGACTTCCAAAAAAGTCTCGACCTTGGCTGTGTCACTCACGACGTGTTTCCTAGTTTCCGGAAGCACGCAGGGCTCCCCCGTTTTCTTGGGGGTTTCCTTGAGCTCGTGTTCGACCGCGAGTCTGGTCATCTGCTTGACAACCCTTCCATTGATGCAATCTATTCCATTCATCAGTTTTGCTCGATGTTTGGTAAGATCCGCGAGGCGTGCAGCGATGCGCGTCTCGACGGTGCGATGGCAGGGTTTGTTGAGTGTGAGCAGGATGTTCGACGTTCAGACGCGGAAAGAGACCCGGATTTGTTTCGGGCCTTTAACCGTATCGGTTCCTTGCTTTTCAGGGACGTGTTCACCGAGGTTGACCGTAAGGTCTTCTACGGTGAGCTCATACCAAAGCATGGGCCTGGCGCAACAGCTGAAAAGCTGCGTGCCAATGAGAAGTACACGTCTATGACGTGGACTTCTAGGCTGGATGAGGTTTTTCCTTTTATGGAAAACCTCTTTCCGAACCTGGGCTGGTATAACGAAGCCCAGAGCGTCGACATTCTCGAACCTGGAGCCGAACGGCCCGTCAGGGTTGTTCATGTTCCTAAGACGGCGAAGGCACCTCGTATCATCGCCATCGAGCATACCTACATGCAATATGCACAGCAGGGACTGCTCGAAGCTTTGACGGAGGAGATCCAAAGGTCTGATACCCTTAGGTCTCTTCTCGGGAATCTAGATCAGGAGCCTAATAGGCGCCTGGCTAGAGAAGGTTCCATTCATGGCAACCTTGCTACACTCGATTTGAGTGAAGCTTCCGATCGTGTCTCCAATCAGCTGGTTAGGGGCTTGCTTGCTCCATGGCGTAATTTGCATGACGCTGTGGATGCATGTCGGGCCCGCTCAGCTGACGTACCTGGTCAGGGCGTTGTACGCCTGGCCAAGTTCGCGTCGATGGGTTCAGCTCTCTGTTTTCCTATGGAGGCGATGGTATTTACTTCCATCGTGTTTCTCTCCATAGAGCAGGAGCTCGGACGGCCACTTACCCGAAGGGATGTTGAATCCTATAGGGGCAGGGTGCGGATCTACGGGGATGACATTATTGTCCCCGTGGATATGGTGAATCGCGTGATAAGCAACCTGAAGGCTTTAGGCCTAAAGGTGAACACCAACAAGTCTTTCTGGACAGGAAAGTTCAGAGAGTCTTGTGGTGGGGATTACTACGATGGCGTCGATATCACACCGATTCGCGTCAGAGAACGTCTTCCCCAGTCACGCAAGCACGTCGATGAGATTGTCAGTACCGTTTCTTTGCGGAACCAGCTGTATAAGCGTGGTTTCCAGGCAGCGGTACAGGGCTTGGACGATATACTGGTGAAGTTACTGCCAGTGTTCCCGTTCGTGCCTGTTGACTCTTCTCATATTGGGCGCTGGACAGATGAACCGGTTTACCCGGAGCGTCTGTGCCCGCATCTGCACAAACCTCTTATCAAGGTCCCTGTGCTGAAGCACCGTTTACCATCCGATCCATTGGATGGTCACGGAGCGCTCATGAAGGCTTTCCTAAAACGCAGCGATCTGCCTTTCGCTGACGGAGAGCACCTTCGACGAGCTGGACGTCCTGTGTCCGTCGACATCAAGACCAGGTGGGCCTCTCTGGTGTAAACCAGAGGGGGTGGCTTTAACCATGCCACATGTGGGAACTAATAGTTCCCGGGCGCCGTAAGAAAGCGCCTGGGGAGATGCAAAACG